CTTAACTAAGATGTTTGCTTATTTAAACATAGGCTCAACACATTTTCTTATAAAGCAAATTAAAGACACTTTAGCTTTGAGCCAAGAAGATAATAAAATTTTTTTAAAAGATAGTTATAGAGAAACTATCAAAACAGTCAATGCTAAAGTCGAAAAATGTGCGGAACTCTCCGACTGGGCCAAAAAATCAGGTGGATTGAAAGACCTACTAGACGTTTGGGCTAGGCATGTTAAAATAGCGCAAAGTTATGACGAGGCAGATAGAGCAGAACCTACCACCTTTATTTTTGAAGGACCACCAGGAGTTATGAAATCGGTAATTATGACTAAGTTGATAGAAGTATTAGGAATGAGTCGCTACTCACACATTGTTCCAAGCGTAGATACTGGTAAAGATTGGTATGACTCCTACAATAATGAGGAAATTTTTTATATGGATGATGTAGGTCAGGAAGGCGCGAGTCAATGGCGCTGTCTTTTAAATATGCAATCTAGTGTTAAAATGCCTCTTCCTTGTGCAGAAGCCAAATTAAAAGATTCTAAATTCTTTAATAGTCATACTTTACTTTTTACTACAAATAGATTTACCCAGCTAAACTTAATGAAGACAGATTGCATAGATAATAAGGAAGCCTTATGGCGAAGAGGTATGGTTTTTGACTTCTCGCAAGTTAGTAAAGATCCCCTATCAAGCCAGCTTTCTGGAGAAGTATCCTTTAGACATTATGACTTACAACAAAAAACTTTCGTCACGGGCTTTCCAGCTTATTTTAGTAAGAAATCAACGATGCCGTCAGTAATGACTTTGGACGGCTCGGCAGATAAGAATATGAAGGCAATAATAATTTGGATGGCTGCTATAATAAAGAAATTTCGTGAAATTAAGCTATCTTTCAGAGATAATAACAGCTGGACCAAAGACGATTTAGAGACGTTGCGTAATGCTGTAACTCAGTACGATGAGTTGTACAAAGCGCAAGGGCTCATTAGTGACATTCTTGGCTTAGTGCCAGAAATTTTCATGGGCGAACTAGACGTGCATTTTAATAGCTTAGTAGACCGTTTACAGGAACTTACGGGCATTGTTAAGAGCAAATATGCCGAGTATCTCCTCTGTCTTTTAATAATGATGGGATCCGTTATCTTGGGAGTGTTACTCCTTTTAGGTAGAAATTATGTGTGCGATGCAGTTCGAGGCACATCTTGGGGCTGGTCTAATAACCATGATAGATTTGATGATGATTACGAAATTGAATTGGCCAGAGAATTGAAACAACAGCACCGTATAGGTTACATGGAGGCTGAGTATCGTAAATATAAACAAGCTGTAGCGTCAGGGGTCAATCCCGAGGAAGCTCTACGAGAGTATAGAAGCTCCATAGGTGAATACGTGTGGGATGCACAATCGAGTCCTTTTTCAAAGGACTTTAGTTCAGTGCATAATTCGGTTAAATCCCTCCAAAATAGTGTATACATATGTGAATTAATAAATTCTGAAGGTAAGAGCGTTCAGTGCAATGGTTTAGTATCAGGTCGCAAAATTATTCTGCCCAGCCATATTGTCCCAGAGGACAAGATGTTCATAAGAATCTACCAAAGTGTTCTGGAAAACAAGGTGTTGGTAGATTACGAATCAGTAACACGCGTCTATAACAATGTAGAACGAGATATAGCCATAGTATCTCTACCAGAGACTTATCCATCTCCTTTTAAGAATCAAAGCAAATGGTTTTCAGCCTGTGAGGGCGCCGAGAAAACTAGTTTCTTAGTTAGTAATGAAGGTTTTGCTCCCCTAGCATCACTCGAACATCTAGCCTATAGAACTGGTTATACTTTTAACTTTGCAGGCAAGGAATTCCACGGCGAATTAAGGGAGGACTCAATCACTTATCCAATCCAGAGATCAGGTCTCTGTGGTGCGTTGGTTTTTTCCCCTCACCTTGGAGTGTTAGGCATGCACGTAGCAGGCCAGACTAGTAACAATATAGGCGCAGCAGTTAGATTTCCTCCAGAAGTGGGTAAAGCGATACAAGAATGTTTAGACAGTGATAAAAATCTGCTGCCCTACCCTATATTAGAACACAAAGCTCAGGATGTGAGCATGATTCCTTTAGAAGCTGATTTTCACTCCACCGTCCCAACCAAGAGTAATTTTGGGCCCTCTCCTATTCATGGAGTGTACGAGATAGATCGCTTCCCAGCAGATCTTAGTAAGTACGGTTCAGAAACACTAGAAGTGGTCTCCCAAAAATCTTTCACACCATGTAAATATGTGCCTACTCCCGAGCTCAATTTCGGAAGAGCTGTAGTGAGAAGTTTTTTAAAACCATTCGGAGACTTAACAGATAAGCAAGTGGTAAACGGGACGGAGTTTTTAGCAGGTTTGAATAAGCAATCCTCCAATGGCTTCAACTGTGAAAAAGATAAGACTCACTATATTGATTTCAAAGAAGGTTCACCGACTCTAGTTATGCAAGCTGAATTGGATCAATTTATTCAGTCGTGTGAACACGGGACGGTCGAATACGACAAACTTATATGGGTTGAAACTCTCAAAGATGAAATTCGTAACCAAG